TTTAAATTCGCCAGGCGTGTCGTTATAGGCCGGGAGGATTTTCATAGCTTTGCCGCCAAAGACGATGTCAAGGCGGGTGATTTCAATTGGCTGCTGCATAACGTCTCTCCTGAATTTGGGCGTAAAAAAAGCCGCTTAAGCGGCAAGTAATTGAATTTTTTCTGGCTAAATCTGAGAAGGGTGCCAGGGTTAGCTACCACTAACTAAAATTTAAGCGGAGTCTCCTAATGGGCCGGGTTAAGTTTCGGTGCCCTGAGTGCGGAGCTCGCCGTTTTCAGTTCACCTTTCAAGACGAAAAAAAACATACTCCGCATGGGGCTGTCTGTTCCCGATGCGGGAAACAGGTTAAAGCCAGCAATCTGTACCAGCTTCACCTCGCTTACCGGCGCAGAAGCTGGAATGAAAGAGATTAGATAAGCGGTACGCTTTTCCCGCGCATCTTCTGCACGGCGTGAATCTGACGGCCAGCTTCGTTGCTGACCGTCTGGTATTTGGTGCTAACGCGTATCGCAATTTCTTCGCGTTTTTCACGAAGGCTCGGCGCGGATACAGCACGCGAAACGCGCTCGGCGCTGACGTCAACGCGGGCTTTACCTTCTGCCGCTTCTGCACGGCGTTTTGCGATCAGTTCGCCACGCTTGAGGTAGCGACGGCTGACGCTGTTGGTAGCTGCAAACATATTTACCTCCGGTAATTGGCTTAGGTGGTGTGGACACCGGAGCTCTATCCGGCATTCCCGTCTCGACTTAGTCCAACGTTGAGCAAATCCACACCCCAAAGCCAACTGCTCTTTGGTCTCCCACAAGGGCGGGAGAAATAAACCCCATCAATGTTAAAGAGCGATCCAACATCCTGTTGGGTACTGCGTAGCGTCCTGCTGATGGGTTAAACAATACTTCAGGTATTAATAAATGGCAATACCTCAAGTATTAAAAATAATATGAAAAGTATTAAAGTGATGATTGAGAAGGGGATTTATTTTTTTCGGTGATCGCCAGGCACAAAAAAGCCCGCTCTGGGGCGGGCTGACGAGTTGTTACATGAATGCAGATCTATAGAGGAAGCACTATCACTCAGGCAGAGTATTGAATTGACCGAATGATACAACTCCCTTTTCAACTATCTCTAAGTAACTGATTTTAAGCAAAGAGTTGTTGGATAGTGCGTTGACTAACGCTGTCAGTTCATTGGGGGTTATCACATCACCAGAAGCTTTAATCGTGAAGCTCTCATCGTTGCTAGACCTGATAACGCTTATATTTAAGTCAGTATTATATGTGCCAGACCTAGTGACGCCTTTAATAAAAAAATCGTCAACTTTTTCAATTCTTTGCCTATCCACTGCTTGCCTTCCGTTATAGGTATTCAGCTCTTGTCGAGAGATAGTCTTCTCTCCCAGAGAGACCGATTGAACGGTTGGGTCTGCAGCCAATTGTTTAACCAGGCCATTTTTACCTGATTGACCATGCGCCTCAACCTCTTGACTAACATTGCTCTCGCCATGTTGCTTGTATTCAAGAATTGTTGTTAAGGCTTTATTCATCCCATCATTTGTGGCCTGAACAATCTGAGATTGGCGGTCAGTAGCATGCTGCTCCACGCTGGCACTCTGGGTAATATAATGGTAGCCACAGGTGCTTGCTGCACCTATAAAGGCAATAACTACTACCATTTTTTGCCAGCCACTCATTCCAGTCATAGAATCCCGTAAGAAAGTCACAACCGCATTTAGAATCTTATCTGTAGGCCCTTCTGCATCACTTGAGCCTTCAGTGATAGCGAATACTATATCAAGATTTTGTCTGTCTTCATTGGTTAAACGCTGCAAATTTTGCGAACCATACCTTATGGTAGCAAATGCTCGCTGAATCTCTTCGTTAAGAATGGACATCCCAAAAATCATTGAGGATGTGACTGTTTGATGAAACTTTGGACCCTTGACGTTGATATCTAAAAGCGGCCATCCTGAAAATCGTACATCGGGAAAAACAAAGTCTTCGTCATCAAGGTTTTTGGATTTCATATCTTCAAGAAAATCAATGAAATCGGACTCATTTTCAATGAGGTAGTCTGCTGCAGTATCCATCTACAAATCTCGCTGTATTCCTGGCAAATTGATTACGCTCTAATCTGTCGTTAGATGCGTGCTATATGTGCTTTTCGGCAATCGCACAAAAATCTTTACCCAAACGTCTCTTCCGGCCACTGAGCTTCAAACGAACCGTATCTTTGCTTCTACCACAACGCCGATAATTCGGCAGTTCCCGTTGATCGGCACCATCGGCCATTGCGGGTTTAGACCTTTAAGGTACTTCTGGCCGCCATCAATAATAAGTTTCTTAAACGTGGCTTCATTAGCATCAGTTAGCTTGGCAATAACGAGCGAACCATTCTTGGGCTCTCTGCCTGTGTCCACCAGGACATGATGTCCTTCAGGAATGCTCTGGCCTGTAGGCGCCGTCATAGAATCGCCCTCCACGCGCAGCCAAAAGCCGCTACCCTGAATCGGCACATCCGACTCATACCATTCGCTTATTTCACTTAATGAATAAGGTTCCATCGCTTCATCCCATTGTCCAGCGCTGACCCAACTTAACATAGGATATCTGCCCCTGGGCTCGTACGGTCCTTCATACGACACGTTTTTGTCGAGGGGCTGCACAGAAGCGCTTTCTACTTCTTTGGCCAGGGTGGGGCTGAAGTCAGAAACTGGCGCTTTCAAAAGGCGAGAGAACGTTAAAGCGGCGCTAAGGTTTAAAGCATTTCTCCCATTAAGGTAATGACCAACCGCGCCCTGAGTAACATCCAGAGCATTCGCAATATCTTGCTGAGTAATCTTCAGCTCTTTCTTTTTAGACTCGTACAAGGCCTTCAGGCGCTTAGCGTCTTCAAGCTGTTCCGGCGTCAGTATCTTTGTGTTTTTCATGCTCTGATTCTAATACCTCAGTTATTAAAAAATGAAATACCGCAGGTATTGATTAAATTAATACTCGTAGTATTATTAATGCACCGGTAATCACACGGAGGAAACCGATGAAAAAGGTAACTCTCGCTGATTACGTCACGGCGAACGGTCAGGCAAAAGCGGCTGACATTCTTGGGGTTCACCAGACGGCAATCAGTAAAGCAGTAAGGGTTGGCCGGAAGATCTACATCACCACACTTCCTGATGGTCGAGTGGTAGCTGAAGAACACCGTCCTTTCCCTAGCATCAAAACTGCCGCGGCCTAAGCGGCATCGCTCTTTAACACTCTGAAACCCGTCCCCGCCCGTGTGGGGAAACCTTAAGTGACTTGCTCACCGCAATGTCACGCAACCCATTAACCAATAAAGGAATTATCCAAGATGGAACATGCAACTCAAAGCAAGAACGCGCGCCGCATTGAATCGGCGTTGCTGAACAAGCTGGCGTCTATCAGCCAGAAAACATTCGCAGAAAGGCTGGGGATCGCTGAGTACCAGGTCAGCCGCATGAAAAAGAACTTCTTCCGCCAGATGAGCATGGCTATCGACATTCTCGAATACGGAATAGCTGATGACGATGCGACGCAGCTGGCTAAAGCGGTAGCGAAGGAAGTGGCCCTGATTCTGGGCAAAGAAAAGGCCCCGAGCTGCGCTAACAGCTTCGAAGCCTGATGCGAAATGACTGGATCAATTCACAGGAGTAATTATGAAACAAGTAGCTGAAGTTTTCAATCTCGGAGGCGCCAATGGCTAAGAACTCAATCGACGCTTACGGCGCCAGTGGCAAAAGCAACGTGCTGTTTTTCGAGCCGGGCGCCCTGTATCTGGTAACCGACCCGGCGCACCCGCTTTATGACGAGCGTATTCACCTGCCTATCGACGAAGCGATGGTGCTGAACATCATGGATCAGGGCGTTCTGGAGCCTGTTCTGTGCTGGAAAGATCCCGAATCCGGTAAGGTCTGCGTTGTCGACGGTCGTCAGCGGGTCCGGCACAGCCTGGAGGCAAATATTCGCCTGGCGGCAGAAGGTAAAGAACCGGTACTGGTGCCAGCAATCGCCAAGCGGGGATCTGCTGTTCGCATGTCCCAGTATATGGTCAGCGCGAACGAAATCCGGCGCGCCGATACGCCGCTGGGGCGGGCTAAGAAGATGGCGGCGATGCTTGAACGCGGACACGATGAACAGGATTTAGGGCTGCTTTTCGGCTGCAGCCTTCAGACCGTTAGAGCTACCGTGGCGCTGCTGGACTGCACGCAGGCAGTGCAGGACGCAGTGGAGGGCGGACAGGTTACAGTCACTCATGCTCGCCAGCTGTCAACTATGCCGCCGGAAGAACAGCGCGCCAAGGTGAAGGAACTGACGCAAGTCGGTGCAGAAGCGAAGGGCCACGAACGTGCCCGCCGTCAGCGCGCTGTGATGGGCGAAAGCAAACCCCGAATGAGATCCCGCAAAGAAATTACCCAGGCACTGACAGAGGCGAGCGGCGACTATGCTGCAGCGCTCCGTTGGGTGTTAGGTGATGCAACAGAGCCGGAGGAGGCAACATGAGCCTCGCTCTTGCAAATGTAACACCAATCAGGCCCGAACTCCGGGCCGTGGAGCAACGTGTGGCAGACACAGACGACGGATATACGCGTCTGGCAAACGAGCTGTACGAAGAGCTGATAGGGGCCAACCTGACCAGGAACCAGGCGAAGGTTGCGCATGCTGTTTGCCGGAAAACATACGGCTTCAACAAAAAGATGGATCGCATTGCTGACAGCCAGATAAGCCAGCTCACCAGACTGCCGAGGCAGAAGGTGAACAAGGCGAAAAACGAGCTTATTCAGATGGGTGTTCTGGTCCGGGAAGGCATGCTAATCGGGCCTAATAAGAACCTCGCTGAGTGGCAAATTCCAGAGTGTCACCAAGATGGTGTCGCTGTCACCAAAACAGTGACAAAAAGTGTCACCAAAACGGTGACAGGGTTGTCACCAAAACAGGGACACACAAAAGACACTATTACAAAAGACAAAAAAGACATTAAACATACGTCCGAGAATTCTTGCGAATCCTCTGACGAGCGTCTGAAAAGTCTTCCTGTTGTTCGGCCTGAAGCAGCGGTTCATTCACCGAAGGGCGACAAGTGGGGAACCGCTGACGACCTTCTGGCTGCTCAGTGGTTATTCAGCCGGATTCAGGTGATCACCCCAACAGCGCAGCAACCCAACTGGCCCGCCTGGGCAAATGACATTCGCCTGATGCGCGATTCCCTGAAGGTCAGCCACCGGGAAATATGCGAAGTCTTTACCTGGGCGAACGGCAATCAGTTCTGGCAAACCAATATCCTCAGCCCGTCGAAGCTGCGTAAGCAGTGGGCGACCCTTAAAGCGCAGATGAGCCAGCCGGCTCGCAATGCGCCATCCAGTTCACAGCAGCAGATTCCACACTGGAACGACCGCAAAGAGTGGGAGGAAAATTTCATATGAGAAACCTCGTAGCCGCAATAAACAACCGCGACAGAAGCGCGCTGGCCCGCATGGCTGGTGACGGCCCGCAGCCGGTGGATCGTGGCGTTAACGAAACCGTTGAGCGTCTGGTCGATATGCTGTTCATGAGCCTGAAGCAGGTTTTCCCCGCATCGGTCAGCACGGCGCTGAAAGACCCGCGAGACGAAGCCTCAGCCAAGCGTCAGTGGATCGCCGCCTTCGCCGAAAACGACATCAGCACGAAGCAGCAGCTGTCGGCCGGCATGAAGCACGCCCGCGCCAGCGCCTCGCCGTTCTGGCCGTCGCCTGGACAATTTATCGAGTGGTGCAAGCAGGGCGAACTCCGCTCCGCTGGTCTGCCAGACGAAGACGGTTTGTATGACATGGTGATGAAATACGCCGCCCACCGCGGTCTGATCGACAGCCCCGAGGCGTATCCGTGGGAAAGTAATGCCGCATACTGGATGGTCACCGGCCTGTACAGCACCATGCGCGCCAACAACCTCTCCGAGTCTGAGCTGCGCGCAAAATGCCGCTCCGAGCTTCGCAAAATGGCGTCGCGCATCGAGTCTGGCGAAGAAATTCCGCCACCGCGCGCGCAGCTGGAAAAGCTCTACATGCCTACAGCCAGTGAAAAGGCCCTGGACAACGTTGCCCGGCTGAAAGCACTGGTCAGGAAAGGGAGAGCGTCATGAGCGAAAGCATCAGAAGCAGCTTCGAACGCTTTTACCACAGCGTTCACGGCGACAAGCACAGCATGACCCGATCGCACCTCGGCTATCAGGATGAGGTTGTCGACCGCGCGTTTTTCTTCTGGCTGGCCGGACGGGAAGGGGCAAGAGCATGACGCAGGTTATCCAGCTCATTATCGAGCCGCCGAAACTCCGCCAGGCACGCAACCTGACGCTGGCGATTATGAATCTCGCTCAAAAGGGCATGCTGACGCCGGAGCAGTATCAGGCGCGGCTTGAAGCCGTTGGCATCCTGGCGCAAGAGGCGCATGACGCCATCATGGATGCAGGCGTTGGTAAAATCGGAGGGGAAAATGATCCACTATCACGGCGGACCAATAACACCTGACACCTGCGCTATAAAAGCATGGACATCCCGACACGCATTCATCTCTTTTGCCCACCCCAGCCAGATAAAACTTGCCTCTGAATACTGTCAGTCGTTCGCCCTAGACAACGGCGCGTTTACTGCGTGGAAAGCGGCTGGTCGAAACAAAATCGACTGGAGCGACTACTACGAATTTGTAGCGCGCTGGAAAAATCATCCGGGCTTCGATTTTGCGATCATTCCCGACGTAATCGATGGGGGAGAAGCTGAGAACGAAGCGTTGCTTGATGAGTGGCCGCACGGCGATTTCTACGGCGTACCCGTATGGCACATGAACGAGAGCGATGAACGTTTTATCCGGCTTTGCAACGAGTATCCGCGGGTGGCGATAGGCAGTTGCGGAGAGTATGACGTTAAAAGACCAAATCTGGCGGTGGCGCGGATGAAAGACCTGATCCGGCACGTTACCGACGACTACGGTCAGCCAATCGCAAAGCTCCACGGTCTGCGCATGCTCAACCCGCAGATATTTACGAAGCTTCCCCTGGCTAGCGCGGACAGCACCAACGTTGCCAGAAACATCGGCATCGACAAAGCATGGAAAGGAGCTTATGCCCCGGCATCAAAGGAGACTCGCGCTGCGCTGATGGTAGAGCGAATCGAATCGCATAACAGCCCCGGATCGCTCATCTACTGCGACGAACGGGATAAGTTCAACATGCAGCTGCAACTCGCGGTTTAATGCAGCAGCCTTTCAGAGAAGGGCAGTTATGGAGATACCGAAGGACGGCATACGCCTGCACAAATCGAATTTCAACGCCATCGGGCAGCAAATCCTCCCCATGCTCGACTCTGGCGAAACCTACCGGCTGATCATTAAGCCGTGGCGCGAGAAGCGCAGCCTCAACCAGAACGCCTTATCCCACATGTGGTACAGCGAAATCAGCGACTGGCTCATCTGGCGTGGCAAAGACTTTGCCTCTCCTGAGTGGGTGAAAGACGCGATGAAGCACACCTATCTCGGCTACGTAGAGCGCGAGATGGTCGATGTGGTGACAGGGGAAACGACAGTGATCCGTTCGCTACGGCATACCTCAGACCTCGACACCGGCGACATGCATTTCTACCTCACTCAGGTGGAAGGCTGGGCGCTGAGCCTTGGCTGCAAACTGACGGTGCCGGCCGACAGCGAATACATGAATCTGAAGGAAAAACAAAATGGGTAGACGAAGCACCTGGACACAGCAGGAACTTGAATACGTCGAGCGCGTGGCCGGAAAAGTCCCCGCGCCGGTTATCGCCAGAGCGATCAACAAACCGCTGAGCACGCTGAAAACCAAAGCCAACGTGATGGGGCTCGGGTTACGCGTACCGAAGCGCATACTCGAAAAGCACTGGCCTGAGTATCTGAAAAAGAACGGGGGCGGCCATGCGGCAAACATGGTTCACTCATGATCCGGTAGATACCGACACCGCCAACGAGCTCCTTTCACGCTACGCCGCCCGCAACATCCATACCCAAAAGACACTCGCTACCGATCCACGCCTCTGGCTGATCAGCGCGCTGCTGCCCGAGGGAAACTGCGAACCACGGAGAGACACGACCTATGAGCACAAATGCTGGGCGTAAGCGCTGCTGCAAATGCCTTACCGTTCTCACCAGTGAGGACAAACACCGATTCGGGGTGAACTGTGAAATCTGTGAAGGCGACACCTGGTATTACGAGCACTTCGATTACGTCCCGTTCCACACCATCTGGCGATACGTCTGTTATCAGCTGCGCTGGCTGCGGTTCAGCATTGCCGCCGGACTGGATGTATGCCTGCGCCCGCTGCTGCGCCGGCTGGATGCAAGACGACAACTTCAGAATGCACGGAGGGGGCGATGAGGAAGATCAGACGCCGCTGTAAAAACCCTGACTGCCGCGAATGGTTCCATCCAGGCTTCCAGAATCAAACGTGGTGCAGCGCAGAGTGTGGAACCGTAATCGCACTGGCCAAGCGGGAGAAAGACCGGCAGAAAGCGAAACAGGAAGCAGAGCGACGGCGACGAGAAGAGACACAGCAGGAAAAACGCCACGCCAAAATCCGCAAGTTAGCCCTCAAACCCGACAGTTACTTCAAAAAGCAAGCTCAGCAAGCCTTCAACCAGTTCATCCGCCTTCGTGACCATGACCAGCCCTGTATCAGCTGCGGCGAAACCAATCCGCCCGATCTGCATGGCGGTCAGTGGGACTGCGGTCATTTTAAAACGGTCGGCGGTTTCCCTGAGCTGCGGTTTGAAGAGCGCAATGCCTACCGCCAGTGCAAATCGTGCAACGCCGGATCGGCAAAGCATGGTGCCAAGGCGGCGACGGTGGCGCAGCAGTATGAAGCGAACCTGGCTGAGCGATATGGGCAAGGGCTGGTCGACTGGCTGAATGGGCCGCATGAGATGACGCATTACCGCCGCGACGATTTCATCCGTATCCGGGATATGTACCGGGCTAAATGCCGTGAACTTAAAAAACAGAGGGAGGCAGCATGAGCCTTGAAGCAACAGTGAAGTACCACTTCCCGAAGGGCCAGAACTTCAGCGGAACAGCTCCGCAGACATCGCCCGACGCGATGACCGGGACTGACTATGTGGCGGCAATGGGCATGACGCAAAGCCGCGCGCCGCTGGGCTATGCAGCCTTCATGGGGAAAGTGGGAGTAAGTGAGAACGACGCCCGACGCGCCGTATCCCTGTTAACTGAATTTGCACTGCAGACCTGCGATAAGGTTGCCGCCTTACGCAAGCTTGAGACAGATGTTAAACCAGCTGTGATGCAAGTGCTCGCAACTTACGCCTATCTGGATTACTGCCGCAGCGCCGCCAGCGTTAAGCTGTGCGAGTGCTGCAACGCCTCAGGCTTTATCGCCGCGGAAGTCGTGACAATGAAGTCGATGCTGTCGGGCGCCGGCCGACGCGAAGTGCGTGAGCAGGTCCGGGTGCGCTGCAAAACCTGTGCAGGCAAAGGGGTTGTGTCTTCGGCGTGCCGGGACTGTAACGGGCGAGGGCGCGCGGTGATGCGCAAAGAGTCAGAGCGGCAGGGCGTGCCGGTGATGGGCGACTGTAAGCAGTGCAGCGGAAGAGGGTTTGAACGCATTCCTTCAACCGCAGCTTATCGCGCGATCAGCAGCATCACTGATTCAATTAGCCTGGCTACGTGGGAGAAGAGCGGCAAGCAGTTTTATGAAACGCTGATTGGCAAGCTGGAGACAGAAGAGTCATGGGCAAATGCGGCACTGAATAAGGTGACCGCGTAGAGCCAAATAAAATAGCCTGTTATTTTATCGCAGGCTATTTACTTTTCCGGAACTCAGGGATATAGTTCCAAACAGTGAAAGCTACGTCTTGTTGTTGAGCGGCAACAAAACAGTCCACGGCTTCAAAGTGGACACTAAAAGCCCTGCGGATTAATGCCGTGGGGCTTTTTTTTGGCCTGAATTTGGGTGAGAAGCACAGCGGTTGTGCGTTCGGCTGTTAACCGATTGGTCGCAGGTTCGAATCCTGCCTTGCCCGCCAGATATCAAGGCACTGCTTCGGCGGTGTTTTTCTGTTTTCGCCCCTGCCAATCACTGCACACTTCGGTTTAGCGACCTGTGGCAGAGGGCGATTTTTATCCATAAAAAAATCCGCGCTCAGGCGGATTCTTCAACGTTGGCTACGCAACGGCAGGGCGGTGCTTTTTTCTCTCGACAAGATTAAAGCTAACCGGGCTTGCTCAGTTCAGAAAGTAGACAATTCCTAATTGAGCCAGCTCCCTCAACACCGAGGGGGTCACATGAGTATCGATATGAGCAAACTGGCTTCAGGCGCAGCGTATGGCGCGTCAGCCGGGACGATTGCCAACGGTCTTCTGACCCGGCTTAGTCCCGATGAGTGGAGCGCTGTAGGCGTCCTGGCCGGTATTCTGGTCGCCCTGCTAACGCTCGGCATCAACTGGTATTACAAACGCAAAGCCACACTGGCGCAGATTAAGGCGCTCCAGCGCTGGCCCACCGCGCCTGGCCTCACCGAGGAATAACCCATGGCAATGTCAAACTCACTGCGGAACAAGCTGATCGCTGCTGCAGGTGGCGGAGCCATGCTTATCGCTACGGTATTCCTTGGCGGTAAGGACGGTGTAGAGGGGCGGGTGTACGAGCCCTACAAAGATGTTGCCGGAGTCTGGACGGTCTGTGATGGCCACACCGGCACCGACATCATCAAAGGCAAGAAGTACACCGACCGCGAATGCGATCGCCTTCTTTGGAATGACCTGCAGCCGGTAAAGAAGACGGTTGATAGCCTGGTCAAAGTGCCGCTGAATGAATATCAGCGTGCCGCGCTTTACAGCTTCACCTACAACGTTGGCTCCGGTGCGTTTTCTAAATCGACGCTGCTGAAGAAACTCAACGCAGGCGATCAGGATGGTGCATGCGAAGAGCTGCGTCGCTGGGTGTATGCGGGTGGCATGAAGTTCCGTGGTCTGATGAACCGGCGCGACATGGAGCGTTCAATGTGCCTGGCGGACGGTCCAGATGACATTTAGCTGGCGAACGCTGATTATCGGCCTGCTGCTGGTGGCATTGGTAGCAGTTTGTCGGGTGGCTTATTTCTATCACGGCAAATACGCTGCCGCCGACAGCCTGGCTACCGAACGTCAGCAGACCATTGATGACATGCAGGTACGCCAGCGTGACGTGGCCGCGCTCGATGCAAAATACACGAAGGAGTTAGCTGATGCTCAGGCGACTATCGATCAGCTGCATGATGACGTTGCTACTGGCAAGCGCCGGTTGCAGCTCAACGCCACCTGCGCGAAGCAATCCGCCTCCGGCACCGCCAGCGTGGATGATGCAGCCAGCCCCGGACTTACTGACTCCGCTGAACGGGATTATTTCACCCTCAGAAGTCGAATCGAACTCGCAGGAAAGCAAATAGCCGGCTTGCAGCAGTACATCAGAGAGCAGTGCCTGAAATGATCATCTTAAGAAGAATTCAGTCCACGTCTGAATAAATTTAACGGGTTGCAAATAGAGAAGTGCATCAAGTGAAACTGGAGATAAAAATCTCATAAGATTAAAATATAGCCTCACTTAAAAGGGAGGCTATATGGATAATTCTCTGGGTTTGGTAGATGGGTATGTTAAAGAAATAAAACAAATTGCGGCTAAACATCAGATGGGCGAAGACCTCGCCACAATAAAATTAAAAGTGGACGAGGTGATTCAGAGAGCTCATGAACACATTTCAATCTGGGTAAATGGAACACCAGAAGAAAACTGGGCTTCTTTCGGCGGAAAACTTGGTTTTTTAGGCAGTTCAGTGGGAGACCGTACCTGGGCGGATGTTCTCGCGTATGCTAGTGAGTCAGTAAAAAGCAAAAAACCACCGCATCGCAAAAGTTGAATAACAGCCGCCTACGGGCGGTTTTTTATTGGAGTGAATATGGGAAAACTTACCGTTGAAATCATTCACCCAGCCAATGCTGATGTGAACGCGGTATTGGTAGAGATTGAACGCAAGTACGCACGTAAGCCTGCAACGGACGAAGTGATTAATGAGATGGAGCGGGAAGCAGCCAGACTCATTCGTCGACTCGTTAAAACCAAAGTGACATTCGTTAAGGCATAAAAATGGCAAAGCTCACCGACAAACAAGAGCTGTTTGCCCGTGAGTTCATTAAAGACCTCAACGCCACTCAGGCGGTTATTCGGGCAGGGTTCAGCGAAAAATCAGCCCGCAACCAGGCTCATCGCCTGATGACAAATGATGACATCTTAAATCGCATCGCCGAACTTAAGGTTGAGCGTAACGATCGAGTTCAGGTAGATGCGGATTATGTCCTGCGTCGCCTCGTCGAAATTGATGAAATGGACGTACTCGACATTCTCCTCGCTAACGGCGAACTGAAGCCGATCGCACAATGGCCCAAAGTCTGGCGCACCACGCTGTCTGGTATGGACGTCACAGAGATGGCCGGCGACGCAGCTGGCCTGCTGAAAAAGATTAAGTGGCCTGACAAGGTCAAGAACCTCGAACTGCTTGGCAAGCACGTCACCGTCCAGGCATTCAAAGACAACGTTAAAAACGAACTGGTCGGTCCCAACGGATTACCGCTGGCTGCGCCTACGTTCGTTGTTAGCTTCGGAGCGGATGATGACGACAGCGGAGAAGAGACTTAGCTTCGCGCCCAAATTCAAACCTCTTTTCAAGCCCATTCGCTACAAGGTATTCCACGGCGGTCGTGGCGGCGCTAAATCGTGGGGCATTGCCCGCGCGCTGGTCATCATGGCCGCCTCTAAAAAGCTTCGCGTTCTCTGTACCCGTGAGGTGCAGAACTCGATCAAGGATTCAGTGCACAAGCTGCTGAAAGACCAGATTGAGATGCTCGGCCTTAACCCGTGGTTCCGCATCACTAACGAGACGATTACCAGCGCCTGTGGCAGCGAATTCCTGTTTAAAGGGCTGCGCTTCGATCCGCTGGGTATCAAGTCGACTGAGGGCGTGGATATATGCTGGGTGGAAGAGGCGCAGTCTGTCTCTGCCGATTCGTGGGATATCCTGGTGCCGACCATCCGTAAAGAGGGCTCGGAGATTTGGGTATCGTTTAACCCTGGCGAAGAGAAAGACCCGACCTATCAGCGCTTCGTGGTTAACCCGCCTGATGACAGCATCACGGTTGAGGTGAACTACTACGACAACCCGTATCTGCCCGAAACGCTCCGAAAAGAGATGGAGTACTGCAAGCGGGTAGATTACGAGGCGTACGAACATGTCTGGCTGGGTAAGCCTAAGTCGATATCAGAGGCGGTTATCTTCAAGCAGCGCTACTGCGTTGAAGCGTTCCCGGATGACCTCTGGCAGCAGGCAGATAGGCTGTTCTTCGGTGCTGACTTCGGTTTCGCAAATGACCCGAGCACCCTGATCCGCATGTTCATGCTGGGCACAAAGCTATACATCGAATATGAGGCCTATGGCGTCGGCGTAGAGCTCGACGAAATGGGGCAGTTTTACGATTCAGTCCCCGAGGCGCGCCGCTGGCCGATCAAAGCCGACAGCGCGCGACCGGAGACAATTAGCCACATCGGCCGGCAGGGTTTCAGCATTGACGCCGCGGCGAAGTGGAAAGGCAGTGTGGAGGATGGCATCACCTACCTGAAAGGGTTTGAGGAAATCATCATTCACGAGCGTTGCAAGCACACCGCCGACGAGTTCCGGCTCTACTCCTACAAAGTCGACAAGAAGACCAACGAGATTCTCCCGGTCATTGTCGATGCACATAACCACTGCATAGACGCCATACGCTACGGGCTGGACGGTTACATCACCAGCTCAGAC